TCCAACTGTGCGGTCTGGACAACTCGGCGATATGATTGTTTCCGAACTTCATGGTCGTTTTTATGAACAAGTTTATCGTAACAACGTATATTCAGCTGGTTCTTCTACAACTGCACTATCCGCTAACACGATTACTTTAACTGCAACTACAACCCCAATTGTAGGTGTTTACAACCCATCCACATCTACAGTTAACTGTGTGATTTTACAGGCTTCATTACAAGCTTTTATCAACACATTATCAACTCCTGTTGGTGCTGGTGGTTTCGTATGGGCATCTTCAATTGGTAACGCTGCCGTGTCTACTGGTGCTAACCCATTCAACCGTAAAACTTTGGCTTCTGCTGGTTCACAAGCTAAGGCATTCAACGGTGGTGTGGCATTAACTGGTTTAACTAACTCATTAGTAATCTTTGAAGGTGCAGACTTTACTAACCCAACTGGTCAGACATACGGTACTATTGTTGCTCCAACGGCAGGTACATCACTTACTTCTTTTGGTGGTGTAGAAAACTTTGACGGTAGCTTAATTGTTCCTCCCGGCGGTGTATTGGCATTGTTGAATACAACTTCAACTACTACTATGTCAGTTACTTCACGCTTAATGTGGGAAGAAGTTCCAGTCTAATGTGGTATGGGGGCAGTAGCCCCCTTTAAGGAGTTTTTATGACGATTGACGAATTAATTACAGTCTTACAAAATAAATTAAATTTATTACAGAATTCAAGAACAGCGTATTTTAACGCTGGTCAAATAGAACCACTAGCTCAAATAGATTTAGACATTATAGAAGTTACTGCAACGCTTGAAAAACTTAAAAGTTTATAATTAATGACAATTCCACGTAACCTATCGTTTCTTGCTGAAGGTGCATCTTCTACGGGTGTGCTAGGTCCGGCTAACGGCGGTACTGGGCTAAGTGCTGTCGGCACCAATGGAAACGTGTTAACGTCTAACGGCTCAGTTTGGGTATCACAGGCACCATCAGGTGGTGGGGGCTCTCCGGGCGGTTCAACAACACAGGTGCAGTACAACAACGCAGGCGCATTCGCTGGCTCTGCCAACATGACGTTTAACGGCACAAGCTTAACCCTAGCAAACGATGCGACTATAAGCACATTAACAGTCGGTAGGGGTGGTGGTTCGGTTGCTACTAACACAGCGGTTGGTTATCAGGCTATGAACGCTACTGCAACAGGTGGACTAAATACGGCGGTTGGCTACCAAGCTGGGTTTGGTATATCATCAGGGCTTGGTAATACTCTTATTGGACAGGCGGCAGGACAATCAATAACTTCAGGTAGCAATATTACTGCGGTTGGTAGAAATGCACTGCCCAATATAAGCACAACAAATTACACTACAGCAATAGGTTATTTTGCAGGTAATAGTTATACTGGCACAGATGTATATGGCAGTTTCTTTGGTGGATTTTCCGCAGGCTCAAACGTATCAACAGGCGTAGACAACGTATTTATAGGTGGTCAAGCAGGCAAGGGCGTAAGTGGTTCAACTACTGGTGGTAAAAACGTAGCTATTGGAGGCGGTGCTTTAACTAGTTATACCGTAGGAACAAATAATACTGCTATTGGTTATGAAGCAGGTAAAGCAATTACATCGGGGCAATATAATACAGCAATTGGTGGACAAGCTTTATTTTCTCGAACAACAGGTAATTTTTCAACAGCATTAGGCTACGAAGCAGGTTACAGTTTTACTGGTGGTGATGGTTATGGGAGCGTTTTTATAGGATGTTATACTGCTTTTAGTGGAGTTACAGGGGTAGACAATACTTTTATAGGTGGTAACGCTGCATATGGTGGTGCAACACCTTCTGGTGGTAAAAACGTAGCTATTGGAGCAGCCGCACTGTATTCTTATACTTCTGCACAATATTGTGTTGCTGTTGGTTATGAAGCAGGTAAAGCAATTACATCAGGTTATCCAAATACTTTAATTGGTTATACAGCTGGAACTGCTATTACAACAGGCAGTAATAATACTGCTATAGGTTACGGAGCACTTTCTAGTTTAACAAATAGAAACGGTGTGGTAGCAGTCGGACATTTGGCTGGGTTAAGTCATAATGCCGCTGATACTTATGGAAGCGTTTTTATAGGAAATAGCGCTGGTAGTGCGAACACTACAGGCGTAGATAATACTTTTGTTGGTGGTAACGCTGGTACTGGTGGTGCAACACCCTCTGGTGGCTCAAACGTAGCCGTTGGTGCAAGTGCTTTGGCTGCGTATACCTCTGGAGCGCAAAATACAGTATTAGGCTATCAAGCTGGCAGTACGATTACAACAGGCTCTAATAATATTTTATTAGGCTACCAATCAGCACCATCAGCAATTACAGTATCTAATGAAATAACTATTGGTAACTCATCTAATACAGTTATTCGTTACCCACATAACTACTCAACAGTAGCAAGTTTGCCAAGTGCATCAACAGTAGGCAGGGGGTCAAGAACATTTGTTACAGATGCTTTAACGCCTACATTTCAATCTACAGTTACAGGTGGCGGCGCAGTATTTACCCCAGTTTATTCAGATGGTACAAACTGGAAAGTTGGTTAATTTTTTTTTTAAGGAGTAGTAAATGGCAATAACATACAAAGTAACAATTGATTCAATGAGAACCCTACCAAATCCTCAAGGGTTTGTAACAGACGTAAACTTCACTGTTTCTGGCACAGACGGCAAATACAAGGCATCAATCCAAGACAGCCTACGCTACACACCAAAAGAAGACGAGTTAGAAATACCCTATGAGAGTTTAACTCAAGACATAGTGTTGGGATGGATTAACGCTGACACACAGAACCTTATTAACCACTACGCAAACGTTGAAGGTCAGATTAACAGCATGGTCAACCCACCCGTAACCCCTAAAGTAACCCCACTACCTTGGTATTAAAAATGGATATTAAATTAACACTAACCCTAGAAGAAGTACAATCTTTAATGAACCTCATGGGCGACACCCCTGCTAAGATGGGCTACTTCCCACTCATGTTAAAAGTTAAAGAGCAAGCAGATCCACAGGTGCCAGCATCAGAACAAGTTGCCGCCTAATTTTTGTGGTACAATAAAGGTTTGCAAAAACTTTTAGGGAAAATATGAAATACAGCGTCGTAATACCAACGTATAACAACTGTGATAAGTATTTAAAGCCGTGTGTTGATTCAATCATTCAAAACACCGACATGAACGACGTGGAGTTAATTGTATCGGCTAATGGCTGTACAGATAACACAAAGGCGTACTTAGATTATTTAGTGACCGCCGTACCGAACATCAAGGTAATTTGGAACGACAAGGCGTTAGGTTACTCTGGCGCCAACAACGTGGCAATTAAAGAGGCAACGTGCGATAAGATTGTATTGTTGAATAATGATACGGTGCTGCTACCCCAGCCAAAGAACCAATGGCTAGACATTTTAGACAAGCCATTTGTGGATCCTAACTGTGGCATATCGTGCATCATTAAGGGTCACTCAGAGCCAGCCAATCACTTCTTTGCGGTGTTTTTCTGTGTGATGATACACCGCAAGGTATTCGACAAAATAGGCCTTCTAAACGAGGAATACGGCGTTGGAGGGGGTGAGGACACCGAGTTCTGTATCGAGGCTGAGAGGGCTGGATTTAAGGTCTTAGAGGTGTTTGAGAAGCTTTGGAACGGCGAGCAGTACACCGGTGGATTTCCAATCTACCACAAAGGTGAAGGAACCATGCACGACCCTAGTTTAGTGCAAGGTTGGGATAATATCTTTTTGCTTAATTCATTAAAGTTAGCAAAAAAATATAACATGGAGTGGTACCGCTGGAGGCTGTCAAATTACTGGGAGCGTGCGGTATTTCTCAAGGGCGACTTAGTCTTCCCGCGCGAGGTGACAAGGTACACCTGGGCGGCAAGAAACATGGTAGGCACGTCAGTATTTGAACTTGGTTGTTCTTCCGGTTACGGCAGACAGTTTTTTTCAGAACGTATCAACTATATTGGTTTAGATTATGATCCAATTATTGTTGAGGTGGCTAAAGAGCAGAATTGGATTGGCTTCAATAACCTATTTGTTAGTGGTGACATCAACCAGTTCATATTAGGTGACTACGACACCATCGTGGCATTTGAGGTGATAGAACACCTCGACAACGGCTTAGAGGTAGTTGAGAAGTTAAAGAAGCACTGCAAGCGTCTTTTGATTACCGTGCCAATGAACGAGCCGCCAGGATTTTGGGGACCGCATCATAAGATACATGGATTAAATGAAAGACACTTTCCTGGCTTTGAGTTTAACTACATCAACGAGCAAGGAATCATTACAGAAGTGCCCGAGCCGATTACAGAGGCTAATCCTTGCAACCTAATGATCTGTAAGTGGAGTGCAAATGGATAGAGTACTTTGTTCCGTGGCAACACGGGGCAGGTACCACACAACACTGCCCTTAGTATTAAACGCTATCATCAACCAGACAAGACAACCAGACAAGTTGATTGTGTTTGATGATAACGACGAGCCCCAAGACATGCGTAACGAGATGATGTACCAGTACTTTTTTCAGATACTAGACATTAAGGGCATACCGTGGGAGTGGCAGTTTGCCGAGAAGAAGGGCCAGCACCACATACACCAACGTGCTAATGAGATGGGTTATGATTGGGTGTGGCGCGTTGACGATGACGCCATATCCGAGCCCGACGTGTTGGAGACATTATTTTACTACGCTAAAAACGTAGACGAAACAGAAAGCCTTAAAATTGGCGCGGTGGGTGGATCAATACTAACACCACCGTACATGCCAGACACCAGTAAGGTTACTGGCAAGATAGATAACATTAACAACGAGCCAAACATCCAATGGGGTAAGGTTCAGAGGGTAACTAAGGTTGAGCATTTACATTGTAGTTTTTTATATCGTGCTGGTATCAGCGACTATAATTTGGGCTTGTCCCGAGTAGCACACCGAGAAGAGACACTGTTTACGTATGACTTGTTTCGTAAGGGTTACAAAATACTAGCGGTTCCTGGTGCCATAACGTGGCACATGAAGGAACAAAACGGCGGCATACGGATGGAAAAGAACCAGGAGCTGTACGCGCATGATGAGCAAATATTTAACAACATCCTTGCGCACCGTGACAAAACTATTGTGGTTCTTAACTGTGGCCTTGGTGACCATATTGTATTTAGTCACGTTTTGCCTTCAATACCTAATGCTGAAGTGTTTACGTGCTATCCTGAGATTATACAAGGTAAATCTATAGCGCAAGCACAGCAGCTGTTTGGCGATATTGAGCCTTGGAACATTTATAAAAAAATGGATTTGTGGAAGTGGCAAGGTAGTTTAGAGGATGCGTTTAGGAAGATGTACCTATGATTATTATTGCACCATACGCACAGAAGTTAAGAACTGATAAACTAAACCCAAAAAACTACCCGTACTGGAAGCCCTTAATTGGTATGATTACCGAGCCAATTATCCAAGTTGGTGTTGAGGGTGAAGAACAACTGGTTGAAGATTTTAGAAAGAATTTACCAATTTCTGAGTTACGTAAGTTAATTCAGTCATGTCGCACATGGATTGGTGTTGATAGTTTTTTTCAGCACTTGTGCTGGGACGAAGGAAAAAAAGGTATTGTGTTGTGGGGGCCGTCTGATCCGTTGATATTTGGCCACCCAGAAAATATCAACCTACTAAAAGATCGATCACAGTTAGTTAGCAATCAATTCATTTGGTGGGAAGCCACCGAACATAAAAAAGAACGATTTGTCCAACCACAAATGGTTTTAAAATACTTAAAGGAATAAGACATGGCAGCTTCAGGCTACACACAAATACAACTATATAATACAGCAAGTTCTGGTGTTGTGCCATCCTCCTCCAACCTCACCACTGGTGAACTGGCGGTTAACACGTTTGACGGTAAGTTATACTTTAAATCAACGGCTACAGGAACCAGTGGTAACGTGGTGCTGTTAGCCTCTGCCGCGGGTGCCGTTGCTGCAACTAATATTTCTGGCGGTACGTCTGGACAAATACCATATCAAAGTGGACCGAGCACAACAACCTTTGTAACGGCACCAGGATCCTCTGGCACGTACTTGGGCTGGAATGGCTCTGGCTTTGTGTGGTCAGCCACAACAGGGCCGTCAGGCTACAGTGGTTTTAGTGGCATCTCTGGATACAGCGGACTTGGGTTTAGTGGTGGCTCTGGCTACTCTGGACTTAGTGGATATAGTGGCATATCTGGATTTAGTGGTGTGTCTGGCTACAGTGGCACTAGTGGGTTTAGTGGTATTAGTGGGTTTAGTGGCATTAGTGGATTTAGCGGGTTTAGTGGCATTAGCGGGTTCAGTGGTATTTCTGGTTACAGCGGTACTTCTGGCTACAGTGGATATAGTGGATATTCTGGGCTAGGGCTATCTGGTTACAGTGGTATCTCAGGCTATTCTGGCGCAACCGCCGCCTCTGGTTACAGTGGTGTTTCAGGTTACAGTGGAACGTCTGGTATTTCTGGCTACAGTGGTATTTCGGGATATTCTGGTGTCTCTGGCTACAGTGGATCTGGAATATCAGGGTTTAGTGGCTACTCTGGCGTGTCTGGTGCTAGCACATCTGGCTACAGTGGTGTTAGTGGATACTCTGGTGCAACTGCCGCCTCTGGTTACAGTGGTATCTCTGGTTACAGTGGGGTATCTGGTATTTCTGGCTACAGTGGCTTTGGTATTTCTGGTTACAGTGGTACTAGTGGATACTCTGGCGTAACGCCTTCGTCGGTGGCAAACATCACGGGCGGTGCAACAGGCTCATTAGTGTATCAGTCTGCAGCCAGCACAACAGGATTTTTAAGTATTACTGGAAGCAGTGGCAAGGTTTTAGTCGGTGGTGCTACAACGCCATCCTACGCCGCAACGTCTACACTTACTGGCGTTGGTAGTGCAACTAATATTGCTGGCGGTGCAGCCAATCAAATTCCTATTCAAACAGGTTCGGACACAACAAGTTTTTCACCAACGGTCACTGTTGGATCATCAAGCAACCCTGGGTTTTTAGCATATAACGGAACTAGTTTTGTTTGGTATCAATGGAAAACTTTTTTAACAAACACTAACATTAACGCAGCATTGGGCTACACCGCGGCTGACGCGGCCGGTACAAACGCTTCTGGCACTTGGCCAATTAGCGTTACTGGTAGTGCGGTTAATATTGCTGGCGGTTCTACCAATCAAGTTCCGTACCAGTCTGCAGCTAGTACAACTGCATTTTCCTCTAACATGACGTTTAACGGCACAAGTTTAACGTTAGCAAAAGACGTTAAAATTAACTCAATAACGGCAGGTATTGGAGTAAATGGGGATTCATCTGATACTATTTTTGCTAATACTACATATTCTGGTTCGTCTACTGCAGGTCAAAATAGTATATTTGGTTCTGCAACATTTACAAACGCAACGTCCGCCAGTTACACCACCGCAATTGGCTATGGTGTATTAGCTAGTGTAACAAGTGGAAGTTATAATACTGCGGTTGGAAATACTGCATCACTTTTCACTACAGGAAACTATAATACTGCAGTTGGTCATCGGGCGTTGTGTAACAATTATACAGGAAACTATAATACTGCAGTTGGTGCTTCCGTAAACAGTCTTAGTATTTATGGAAGTAGTAATATATTGATTGGTTATGACCCACAACTGCAAGGTCCATATGATAATAACTCAATCGTTATTGGATATAGCGTAACAGGTAAAGGTTCCAACACAACCGCAATTGGCAACAGTTCTACAACGGCGACTTATTTATATGGTTCCACTGTTATGTACGCGCCAGTTGCCACCCCAGCGGCGGCGGGAACAATTGCTAGTGCTGCGACCATTGCACCCACAGCATTAATTACATTTATTAGTGGCACGACTACAATTAACACCATAACAGCACCAGCGCCATTAACATCTGGTGGCGGTCAGTTAACATTAATCCCAACGGGGTTATGGTCAACAGGGACAAGTGGAAACATAGCACTAGCAACAACTGCGGTTGTAAGTAAAGCATTAATTATGACCTACGATTCTACTACAGCAAAATGGTACCCATCTTACTAAAGTAAAATTATGATATTTTTTTATTGTTTTGTTATTTTACAACTAGCTGATTTGTGGACAACCTACGTGGGGTTAAACAAAAACATTGCGCACGAAGTTAACCCAATCATGCGGTTTTTGTTTTTTAAAATGCCCACATTGCCAATACTTATTTTAGTTAAAATAGTTTGTTTAATTGTGGCTTGGGAAATAAAAGACAATGTACTTGCATTAAAAGTAATAGATTTAATTTATTTTTTTATTGTTTGTCATAATTTTTTAATTATTAATAGGGTGTCAAAATAACATGGACTTACAGACTTTAATAAACACAGTACTTCCATTAATCTGTGTTGCAATTGGCTGGTTTTGCAAAGAATTATGGACGGCAGTTCAGACACTTAAAATAGACCTTCACGACCTTCGCACCCATGTGGCTGAAAACTACGTGCACAAGGACGACTTTTCTGGTCGCTGGGAAGAAGTCCTTAAAGCGATTCATCGAATTGAAGACAAACTAGACAACCTCAGAAAATGAGACACAAGATCCTAAACGATCTTCTTACTGGCGCGGACAATAAAACACACGACATTGCCCGCTGGTCTTGGATGCTGTCATTCTTTGCAGTGCTCTTGGGCGCGGGCTATGAACTAATTCAAGGACAGTTACCCACACTACGAGACTTTGCTGAGTCTATTGGCATTATTTCTGGGGCTCATGGAGCCGCGGTGATGATGAAAAAAGACACCGAACCAAAGGAACAAGTCAATGTTAAAGACACTACTCAGTAGCATTTATGTTTACCTCACCATAGCAGTTATTTCCGCACTGTTGTCTGGCTACCTTGTCTTTAACTGGACATCAAGCTACTACTCCAGTAAAATAGAGCACGCTAACGTTCAAGCACTAAAGGAAAAAGATGAAATTCAACAAAAAGGCGACCAGCTGGTTGCTAACTACATTCAACAACTTGAAAAATTGGGTTCCACCAACGCTGTCTTGCAAAAGCAAATTTACGGTGCGGTACGTTCTGATAGTAACGCTACTTGCACTATTACTAGTGGGTTTGTTAGGCTGTACAACGCCAGCGCCCTTGGTGAAGCCTCAAGCCCCAGCGGCACTGATGGTACCCCCTCCGAAGTTGACGTTGCTACCCTACTCAGCACCGCCATTGAAAACAACACCAAGTACAACAAAGTAGCGCAGCAACTCATGGACCTACAAGAGTTTAACGCCAAGTAACCGCTATGCTAAAACGACTTTTTGTATACACGCTAGTGTGTATATGTATATTTTTTGCACAAAATTTATCATTCGTACAAACATTTGAAAGAGATCTTATGGCACTGACCGAATCCACGTTTCGTGTGATTGTTGGCTTTGAGGGTAAACGCAACAAGGCCTACAAGGACACCAAGGGGCTGTGGACTACCGGCGTGGGTCACCTCATCAAGCCCAACGAGCAGCACCTCATCAACACAGTACTCACAGACCAGCAGGTGGAAGAGTTGTTTAAAAGCGACGCACAGTGGTGTGACGAGGCGATTAGGACTGCGGTGAAGGTACCCCTTAACCAGAACCAATACGACGCTCTGGCGAGCCTTTGCTACAATATTGGAGCCAATGGCTTTAAGACATCAAGGTTAGTCAAGGCACTTAACACTGGCAACTACAAACTGGCTGGTGAATACTTTATGGACTGGGTACATCCTAGCGTCTTAGTCAACAGAAGAAAACAAGAAAAAGCCTTGTTTTTAAAGGATAGTTAGGGCGAAAAGTGCTCATTTTTTGCATTAGTAGATATATGGGCTGATCACCCTTTTAAAAATAATAACCTCGAGGATATCAAATGGACGGATTTAAGACATTACCTAAAATGCAATGCTTCAAAGTAGGTGGCAGTGTCAAAAAAGAAGCATACTGCGGCGGTGGACAGGCTATGAAAAAAGGTGGTGAAGTCATGGATGAAAAGCAAGATAAAGCCATGATCAAGAAAGCGTTCAAACAGCACGACAGAGCCGAGCACGACAAAGAGCCTACAGAGATTAAGTTAAAACGTGGTGGCCGTTCTAAAAAATCAGTAGGAACTGTTCGTAAATTTAAAACGGGTGGATCTGTTGTTAATACCTACGAAGCCAAAAAAAGTTCTGGCGATTTAGACAATATTAAAAAAACTAAAGATATTAAACCTGGTAAAGCTAGTGCCCCAACTGGCGCTAAAGGCGGTCCTAATAAGTACAAAGAAGGCGGTGAAATCATTGATATGCGCGACAACGCAAAAAATGATGTTGGCGATGATGCCCGCGCCCGTGCAAGGAAATTTTTAGAAACTGGTAAAAAAGACTCTGATGAAACGCCTAAGTCAATAACTAAATCGGCTCCTAAATCGGCTCCTAAATCGGCTCCTAAATCGGCTCCTAAATCTTCTTCCTCTAAGTCAAGTGATAAAGATTATTCAGATCAAAATGATAGACGCTCAAAACAAGTTGGGTACGAGGCTAGTGCTAATCAAAAAAGATTAAGAGAATATGATAAACCATTAGAAGAAGTTCATCCAGAAGATTATTTGATGCCAGGTGGTGTGTTAAAAGGTATGCTTAGAGGTGTAGTACGTTCTAGTGAAAAAGCGGCTGCTAAAGCAGCGGAAAAGAAAGCAGCTGAACGTGCAGAAAAACAAGCAGCCAAAGAAGCCAAAGATTCTACTAGAAGAGATGCTGAAGGATATAGTCCAGAAGAAGCAGTCAGAAAAATAGATGAGCCAGCACGTTCAGCGAGAACAGAATCAAGTGGCGCTATGAAAGACACATTTAAACCAGAAGAAATTCGTGAAGGGTTTAAAAAAGGTCGTAGTGTAAAGAAAATGGCTGGTGGCCGTCTTACTGACAGATTAGTAGACAATGTGATGGGCTCTCAATCACAAAACGAAAAAGCTAAACAAGATATGGCGCGTTATTTAAGAGCAAAACAAATGCAAGAAGCCGCTGGTAAACAAATGGGCACTGGTGAAAAAATGGCAATGGGTTTAGCAGGTATGGGACAAGGTGCTGCGGCTCCTTCCGTACCAACACAAATGCCCCCAACTGATCAAATGGGTGCACCAACTGGTATGCCAGCTCAAAAACGTGGTGGTCGTGCGGGTAAGAAGTAATGCCATACAAATCAGAAGCACAAAAAGGTGCAATGTATGCCGCAGCAACGGGTAAATCTACACTTGGCATACCTAAGAAAGTTGGTAAAGAGTTTGTTAAAGCTGGGCCAGCGACTAATAAACTACCACAAAAAGTAACTAAGCGAGCTTCTGGCCGCGGGAGATAATCTTGTTAAAACAAGGATTTATTAGAGAAGACGGGTATGTCTTTAAATCTTTGTATAAAGATAAAAATGGCAATGTAAAAGAACATTGGCTTTCTCCTAAATCTTGGGAAAATTGGAAACTAAAAAGAAATGAATGCAGTCGCACAAATTATTACAAAAATATTGAAAAAGAAAAGCAAAGATCTGCTCAATATAGAAAAAATAATTTTAGTAAAAACAACGCACGTCAAGCTAAACGAAGAGCAGTTAAAAAAAACGCTTCACCACCTTGGTTAACAAAAGAGCATAAACAACAAATAGAGTCATTTTATTGGTTGGCTAAATTGCAAACCGAATTAGATGACGGCATTTATGAAGTAGATCACATAGAACCACTACAAGGAAAAGATATTTGTGGACTTCATGTTCCATGGAATTTACAAATAATACCTATGCAAAAAAATCGTTCAAAAGGGGTAAAACGTGGCTTACAGTAACACAACTGGCAACACTAAGGTTAACGTTGATAAGTTACTTTCTTACGCATTTCGTGATGCTGGTAAAACTGCTGAGGAAATTACTCCAGAACTTATTGATGCGGGTAAGCAGGCACTATTTTACAACCTACAAAACCTATCCAACCTTGGCGTAAATCTGTGGCTATTGGAAAATCAACTGTATGGTGCTTTGACACAGCAACAGCAGTTGGTACTCCCAAAGACAGTCATCGACGTGCGTGAGGCTAACTGGGTGTATGTTCAGAACATTCAAGCGTCTACTTACTTGCCAACAGACAACTCCACGTCCCCTAACGCATTCAACCAAAACTCTACATTAACATCTTTAGCAACGTCAACCATTTCAGAAAACTGGCTTGGACTTGGCTACCAACAAGCGCAGAGTGTTTATTACGTTGGTTGGAACTGCTACGTTAACGGTAGTGGCACGCAGACATTTAACCTAGTGTATGAGTACAGTGACGACGGCATTAACTGGATTACCAAACAAACGTTCCCAGAAATTACCATGGTGGACAAGCAGTGGCAGTACTACAACATCTCCATCACAGAGCCACACCTATTTTATCGCCTGCGTGAAACCGTAGCGACAACATTCTCAGTACGTCAAATTGTATTCTCAACCAGCCAGCAAGTTATTCCATTGGCACGACTGAATCGTGACGATTACTGGAACTTACCAAACAAACAGTTTCCGTCAGTACGCTCGTTGCAGTATTGGTTTGACAGAACCATTGAGCCGTCTATGTACTTATGGCCAGTGCCTAATAACCCATATCAAATGTTTCAATTGGTTGTTGAAAAACAAATGATGGACGTTGGTTCACTAACAAATCAAATCTACGTGCCAGATCGTTGGATTAACTGCGTACAAAAACAGTTGTCACACTCAATGTCTTTACAGCTACCAGGTGTGGATATGGCTAGGGTTCAATATTTGGAAGGGCAAGCAGAAAAAGCGTTCCTACAAGCCAGCGAAGAGGATAGAGACAAATCACCTATCTATTTCCAACCTAACGTGAGTTACTACACAAGATGAGCGTAATAATGACCTACGACTCGCTGGTGTCAAACATCCAGCAATACATGGAGCGAGATGACTCCGACTTTATTGCACAGATTCCAAATTTGATTGCATTGGCTGAGTCATCTATTGCGGCTGAGTTAAAGACTTACATGCAGTTGACAGTGGTGGAAACTAGCCTTGCTGTTAATCAAACAGTACTCAATAAGCCAGCACGTTGGCGCAAGACAGTGTCTATGAAGGTTAATGGTCAGCCTATTTTATTGCGTAGCCAAGACTACGTGTCTATGTACTTGTCTGAGTCTTCTAGTGGACAGCCATTATACTACGCAGACTATGACTACAGCAACTGGAATTTTGCACCAAAACCAGACGTGGCTTACCCCGTAGAAATTATTTATTTCTCTGAAATTCAACCACTAGATTCTAATAATCAACAAAATTTATGGACTTCAGTAGCACCGCAGGCGATGCTATATGGCGCACTGTTACAGGCGCAAGGGTATTTAAAAGCGCTTGATAAGTTGCCTGTCTGGAAACAATACTACACAGACGCAGTAACGGCACTTAAAAAAGAAGACGATATTCGTCGTGTGGATCGCAATACGAACGTACAAGAGCCCTAATATATGACTACACCAATTTATACATCCCCGTTTACTGGCACTGTTGTTACACCAACGGACGTATCATACTCATCCCTTTCTTTTAGCACTAACACACAGTTATATTGGCCATCTATTGTTAATCAAGGAACTGGTCAAAACCCAGCAACACGTATTATTGATTGCACTGCGACAACCGCTGGGCTATCTATTCAGTTACCTCAGGCAAACCAAGGAACTAATGGTGCCGATATTTTATTTCGCAACCTTGGCTCCAATTCATTTGTTGTTAAAGACTACACGGGTGCAAACTCTGTCACGATTGCTGCGGGCGTGTCAAAATATTTTTATTTACAAGACAACACAACGTCTGCTGGCACATGGGGTAATGTAACATTTGGCACGGGAACTTCAGCCGCCGACGCAGCAACATTAGCTGGCGCTGGCTTAACAACCGTTAATGGTCAGTTAGCAACCACACAAAATATTATTGACGTTTCTGTTGCACCAACAATCACTAATTTGAACCGTGCTGCGACATATAATTGGACTGGTGGCTTAGGTAATATTTCACTTCCGTCAATTACAACACTTTCAACAGGCTGGTTTATTGCTTTTAGAAACAGCGGAACTGGCACATTAGTTTTTAGACCTGTATCGCCACAGACAATTAATGGCCAGACAACCATTACAACCAACCCAGGCGATTCTGGCTTTATATTTTATGATAACAGTTCTGGGCAATATATCACAGTTGGTTGGGTAACACCTAACAACGTGGTGTTTACTTCCGCTACGTATGACGTAGATGCAATTTCTGGTAGCACACTAAGTCTTGTATCAAACGCACCAATTATTCAAACGTATATTTCACAGTCTGCCACACGTAATGCTACATTAGCTGTTACTTTACCTGCCATTACTCAGCTGTATGTAATGGTAAATAACTGCACTAACATCAATGACGCCATTACCTTTCAAAACCAAGGAAGTAGCCAAGCACCGTTGTCTTTGGGAATTGGTCAGACATACACATTATTAAGCGACGGTACATTTTTATATGTGTTAAATTCGTCTTCGTCTTCTTATTTTAAAGCAATTAACGGCACAGCAACCTCACCGTCTTTTTCTTTTTTAAATGATACTAACACAGGTATGTATTTATTAGGTTCAAGCATTTTAGGGCTGGCGGCAAATGGTACGGAAATTGTTGACATAAACGCCACCAATTTATCTACACCACTTGTAACCGTTAAGGCACAACTCAATGCTACGTTGATTAGTGGTGGAACGTTCTAAATGGCGGCTGATAATCGAAAACAAGATAACTCGCAATATACTTCAATTTACAGCCTAGCAATACCCGCTGGAATTAAGCGCGACGGAACACAGTTTCAAAATGACCAATACACTGACGGTGTGTGGTGTCGTTTTCAGCGGGGCGATCCTAAAAAAATGGGCGGGTACCGCACACTATTTACCAGCAACGTGGGTATATATCGTGGCATGATATCACAACCGTATAACGGTGTTAATTATATTTTTGCCGGTAATTATAAAGAACTTGATATATTTAATAGCGGCATTAATTACGGGGTTGGTAGTGGTCCATTTGCTGCCAATATATTACTTGGCACGGTTCAGTTTAAATTAGTTTCAAATACTAGCACCAGTTTTGTGATTGCTGGTAACGTAACTGCACAGTTTCCAACGGGCACAAATGTTATTTTTAATCAGTCATCACCTGTTAATTTTGTAACGACAACGGTAACGTACTCATCACCTAACACGACAGTCAATGTTACCGGCACAATTACAGGTAGCCCAACATCTGTTTGGTTAAATAACTCAGCGGTGTTTACCCCTGATCCAGCGCTTGGGCCTTATCGTGTTACGTGGCAGTTTGACGCACAATTTAGCCCAGCGGGCGGGCAACTACAAATGTTTGCACACCCCGGCTATAACCTTATAGACATTGATAACGGTGTGGCTTCACAAGTAATGGTTGGTAATATAACGCCAACATCTGGAAATACGTGGACGTTTAGTGGCTTATCAGACAGTCAGGGTTTAAACCCAACCTATCAACCTATCAGTGTTGATGGTGGTGTTTGCATCTTGTATCCATTTATTTTTGTGTATGGTTCGCATGGCTATATTGCCAATAACAACGTTAGCAGCACTTATGCACAACAGAATTTTTACGACTGGAATGGTCCGTTAGCCAACCAAGCTAACATATCAGCCTCTAAAATTGTTAAAGGCATGCCAATGCGTGGTGGCACTAATTCACCAGCTGGGCTATTTTGGTCAACAGATAGTTTAATTCGTGTTTCATTTAACTCATCGGCGTCTAGCACGGCTACGGTGAGTCAATTTTGGAACTATGACATTGTTTCTAGCCAAATCTCCATCATATCATCAAACGCAGTGGTGGAGATGGACGGTGTGTTTTATTGGATGGGGGTTGATCGCTTTTACCAATACAATGGTAGCGTGTCGGTAGTACCAAATGATAAGAACGTAAACTACTTATTCAACAACCTAAACTACACACAACGTCAAAAAGTCTGGGCAACTAAGGTGCCAAGATATAATGAGATTTGGTTTTTTTATCCTAGGGGCACGGCCACAGAATGTACCGATGCTATTATTTATAACGTTAAAGACAAGCTTTGGTACGACGCTGGACAAGCAGTAGGGGCACAACGTTCTTGTGGATACACAACAGAATTATTTCCAACGCCAATATGGGCAGACTGGAACTACACGCCATCATTTAGTCAGCCATACGTTGTAATAGATCATCCAGCAAGTTTGCCTGCCGCGTCAAACAATCAGATGTACATATCTGGTAACGTTACATCTATATTTTCTCCTGGCAGTATTTTAACGTTTTCAACATCGGCTTTATCTAGTCAAACTTTTCAGGTGTCCACTTCGGTGTTTACCATCAATTCAACAATTGGATCACCTGGTGTTACGTTAGTGTCTTTTACTGGCGCCACTTCCAATTCCGTAGCTATTGGCACCTTGGTATATCAGCAAACAAGTGGCTATACTATTTGGCAGCATGAGTTTGGTCAAAATCAAGTTAACCTAAATACGGAAGAGGCGGTTTATTCCAGTATTACTACTAGTGATATTAGTTGGTTAACGGGTAGTCCTAGCGAAGAGGGGTTAATTGGTGTTAATCGTCGTATGCATTTGCGTCGTGTTGAGCCAAACTTCTTACAGACGGGCACTATGTCTATGACTATTTTGGGTCGTAAGTTTGCTAACAGCGCAACCGAAGAGGATTCTGGACCCTATTATTTTGAGCCCCATACTGATAAGATTGACTTGCGTGTAGAGCATCGTTTAATGCGTTTGAAGTTTGAATCAAATGAAATTGATGGAAACTTTGAAATGGGTAGGTTACTGATCACGGCAGAGTTTGGTGACGAAAGGCCGTAAACATGACAACCTACGTCAATAAAAATAACCAGCAGTTTTTTCCTTTCATACCAGAAAATTCTACTTGGGAAGACTGGAACGGTAACTTTATTATTTATTACGGGCAGTTAAATATACCGTATAATACAGAAGAGAACTGGAAGCACACAGCCGATACTATAGCCAGCACGTTTACGTTTTCGGCATTTCCGCTGCCAAGTTCTGAATTGTATGAAAATTGGCAAGACTGGGCAAAAGAAGTAACCCTAATGATTAACGGAAAAAGCCATTAATATGAAACAGCTAACAACTCAAGAAATTGTAAAGCATGACGCTGGTAAAGATTTTGAAAAAATCTATAAGGGATTACATCAACTTTTATCCACCGATAAATATCGTTTAATTCGTGAAAATAACACTTTGTTTTTGGTTAAAATATTAAAAAAAGGTTCGGCTCATATTTATACAATTAGTGCAGATGCGCCTAAAACTATTTTGCGTAGTATGTTAGGTTGTCTAAATGCTATGAAAAAAGCCAATTATAAAGAAATTCACTTTGACACAAAAGAAAAAAGTTTGCCAGTTTTTTTAAAAAATAATGGGTATGCCATACATCCTTTAAAAAATAATGTATTTGTGGTGAAACTATGAGCAGCGTTATAGAAAAAGTTTCGGATTTACTTTCAGATATTGGTCGTCCTATTGAAAATGTAGTTCATTCGGTTGAAAAAATTGGTCAAAACATTATTGACAACCCATTGCCAGTTATTGAAACTATTGCATTAACAGCTGTTGGCGTTCCTTATCCTGTTGCGGCGGCGGCGGTTACAGCGGCAAATGGTGGTAGTATTCAAAACATTGCAATTAGTGCAGCGGCGGCTTATGCTGGTGGGCAAATAGGTACTGCGGCAGGAGAATTTGCTGGACAAACCATAAGTGGTTCCGTATCCCCTGCAATGCAAGCAACTATTCAGCAAATTGTTACTGGGGCTTCTGGTAGTGCGGCAGCAACAGCCATACGAGGTGGAAATTTTTCAGACATATTAACTTCTGGATTATCTGGTGGTGTATCAAGTTTAGTAGCGGATCAACTAAAAGGCTCAAACCTTGATTTTGGAAAACTTCCTAATAATTTAATTACTAACGCTGTTAATAACGCAACTAAAGCTATTCTTAGTGGCAAAGACGTAACATCGGCTATTACCAATTCTACAGTTAGCACATTAATGAGTGCAGGATTGCGTGAGGCAGCTGGTCAGATACAAAGTGCGTATGGTGAATTATCAAAAAAGAACGAAACATTACAAGACATTAATAGCACATTTAATGATGTAAAATCGCAAGCCAATGATTTTTATAACAATAACATTCAACCAATAGCAGACGAAGTTAACAGTTATGCCAAGCAATTAACCACGGGCTTATTGCCTATGCGTTTAACAAATAGTAGAAATACATATACGGATTTTAAAAATAAGTATGATGACGCAGTAAAAAATAATGATTTAAGTGCCATGAATTATTATGCTATAAATTTAAATAATTTAAACGATAGCATGGCTAAAGATTATTCTACGTATCAAGGCATATTAAGCAAATATACCGATGCAAATACGGCACTTGCAGCTAAAATTAATGACGATACATACCAAGGTTACATTTCGCAATTAAATGACCTATCTTCACAAGCAAGTACTTTAACTGATTCAATTAATGAATCGGCTAAATCATTAGGTACAAGCATAGCCGATTTTAGTGTTCACGAATCTAAAATAATTGCAGACCAGATTAAAGGTGATACAACATTACCAACAATTCCAACGGGTGTTCCAAATGGTTCAAAATTAACTTTTGATGGTAGTAAATATGGATTAGATTCAAATACATATACTGCACCCGATGGAACAAATTATGTAGTCAATAGTACTGGAATGGTTCAAAAGGTAGGCGCAAATGGTGCAGATGGGTTACCAACGCTTGAAACAGTTTATACCCCACCTAAACTGGCTACTGACCCGGCTTTTACTAAACCACTTACTCCGGAAGATAAATATAATGCTTTTATTAAAGACGGGTTTTCGCCTAGTAGTGCAGCTGCGTTATCAAGGTATACTCCACCCGTAACAACTACTGACAATACACAGACTGGTGCTTTGCCTGTAACAACTACTGACAATACACAGACTGGTGCTTTGCCTGTAGCAACTACTGACAATACACAGACTGGTGCTTTGCCTGTAACAACTACAGATACAGTTAATCCTTATGAAAATAAAGATTTAAATGATTCTTTAGCTAGATTACAACAACAAATTGAAGCACAAGCTAAATTAGTATCGCAAAATCAAACTACAACACAGACTGGTGCTTTGCCTGTAACAACTACTGACAATACACAGACTGGTGCTTTGCCTGTAGCAACTACTGACAATACACAGACTGGTGCTTTGCCTGTAGCAACTACAGATACGGCTAATCCTTATGAAAATAAAGATTTAAATGATTCTTTAGCTAGATTACAACAACAAATTGAAGCACAAGCTAAATTAGTATCTCAAAATCAAACTACAACAGCGGTTGTTATTGGGGTTGATCCAGTAAATAACCAAGCATCTGTTATAGATAATAGTGGTAATGTAACAACTATTGCAGCAGACAATATTAACAATGGTGATGTAGTAAATTTAGATTTAAACAATAATGTTATATCGTCTTCCTCTGGAGTAAATGGAATAGATTTAGGTCAAGTAGCTAGTAACAATAACACAAATACAACTACAGACACCCAATTAACTAATACAGTACCTTTAGTTCCAACTAATATTATGAATGAAAATATTGGCAATGGAATTACTCTTAACCCAATAGGTCAAGACACAAATGTAAATACAGATCAAACAGTTGCACCATTGAATCCTATTAAAACAAACGATGATGGAACTACGTCTGTAACCTTGCCCGATGGGACAGTAAACACCTATGATGAAAATGACAACTTAGTTAGTTCTGAACCACCAGTTGAACAACCACCAGTTGAACAACCACCAGTTGAACAACCACCAGTTGAACAACCACCAGTTGAACAACCACCAGTTGAACAACCACCAGTTGAACAACCACCA